AGAATTTTCTATCATCTAATACTATTTCTGTTGGTTTGTTTATGATTTCTAAGTTATCATATTCTTTAAGTAGATGGTCACAAGCATTTACTCTTAGAGTATTCTTAAAGTATATGTCGTGATTACCAATCAACATATACATCTTGATACCTCTATCCTGTAAAGGTTTAAACCACATTTCTCTAGTTGCATCTAATGAAAGATAGTTTATACTCTTACGTTTATCAAACGTATCTCCTAAACAAAATACAGTATCTATATTATTCCTATCAATATAAGGAAATACTATCTGTTCATAGAACTGTTTAAATTTGCCCAAGAATATTGGATTGTCATTTCTTGCACCAAAGTGCTGATCTGTAATAAGAAGAATCTTCATTTAATAAAGTTATGCTTAGATGTACTACTCTTTGTTCTGTTATGAATAACAATAAACTTATCTGCTGCCCAAGTTCCTGCAAGACAAACATCAATCTCATCACCATCTTCCCAGTTGATGTCACCATTTTTTTTAGTATGAAGCATTGCTTCTTGTATCTGGTCAATAATTTCTTGAGTAAGTTTCATTTTAATCTGATGTTATAGGAAACAGAAATCCTGTCTCCATCTGAATTGTTCTCGGAAACATAATGCCACAGATGACCTGGCATCATATAAAATCTACCCTCTTCACACTCACATTTAAAAGTGCTATTGAGTTTACCTATTTTATTATACACCGAACCATCGTTTCGCACAACCTCTAATGTTCCTGTCTCTTTTCCAGTTTGTACATAGAAGTTGCCAACGAGTTCACACGTTCCGTGAGTATGAATTATGTTGTGACCGTATGGAGGATTTACATTTACCCAGTAGGAACATTCATCTACTAGCATATCATAACTCATCATCTTACAAAAGTAATTTGCAAATTCAACAACTTGTTCTTTTAATCTTGTAAGTTCATCGAAAGGTAGATCATATACCCAGTTGGATTGAAAACTATTTCTTCCTGACCTAGTACAACTATGTGTTAAATTAGTTTTTAACTGATATATTTCTTCCTTAAGTTTATCTAAGGATACATCTATTTTTGATGACATCATAAAATCAGAAAAGATTATATCATAATGTAAATCATTTGGTATCATTGGTACCTGTTATTCATTTCAATACGATTTTTAATATTGTTTAATGTAGCAGGATCTACATCACCATCAGTATGAAAGATTTGATCAAAACCAGACTTCTCTATAATTTTTTCTCTGATTGATTGTTGTCTTTTCTCTTTTGCAATCCTTCTCAAAAAAGCAAAGTAAACTATTTGTGTAAAGTATGCAAATGGATTCTTAGATTTATTTGGATCGAAGTTATCAATATATTGAACACAGTTCTCTATACCATCTGAAACCATATCTTCTTTGTACATATAGTTTATGAAGTTTGGTCTATATGAAAGGTGCGTCGCGATTTTTAAAAAGCAATCTCCTACATACTCTGGTATCCTTGGTTTAGGTTTATCCTGAGATGCTGCACGCTTTACCCTTTCTTTATGATTGATAAGTGCTTCTAAAAATTTTTTGTTGTCAACATAGTGCTGACTCTTTGCTCTTTTTCTTGGCATACTGCCTTGTGAGGTTGTACTTATATTAACATATAATCACAAATAATGCCAGGGGGTTGACAAGGTTTAGAAATATATGTACAATTAACACTGTAAGGGTTCAAGGGATGGTTATAACTACTCTAAAGGTTTATTAAAGAGATCTTCAAACTTCTGTCTATTATCTTCTACAGTTCCTAAGAATCCTTGACTAGGATTTGGGGGTAGTTCATTCTGTTCTTTTAAATCTGCTAGGGTTTTGTGTTGAAACTCTTGGCGAACAAACATTTTATACATCATCGTCGCCTCGACCGACTGCGGGGCAAGCGAAATAATTTGATTATCAGGAACTATAAAAAATTCTTCATCAGAAAAATACATCCACCTTTTTAGACCAACCATCTCAGTTCTCTTGCCATCTGCTGAATTGATTGATCCGTGATGTACTTTAGCAGGATCAACAATGAATACAACATCTGTACCATCTGTGTCTTTTACAACTGTAAACTTACCAATAACCTCATCTCCATTAGTAAGTTTAGCAACTCCTAAAAATTCTTCTTCGTGTTTTACGTAGTTTAGTGACATTGTTTTACTTCCTGAGATTAATTTCTGTTATTGAGTAATCAAATTTTTCATCATTGTATGTTTTAATCCTAAAAACCATATGGTTCAAAGTCATATTTCGGTTATACTCATTACTAATATCATCAGCAAAGTCATACAGATAGGCACGTGCTTTGGAATCGTGTTTCCTAAGTGTCCTTCCTATAGATTGAAGGTTTCTAATTCTAGACTTGGATGGTGAAGCAAAGATTACATTATGTAGGTTCTTAATATTAATACCCGTACTGAATGTACCGTACGATGCAAGAATGATAGCATTGCTAGTCACCTCACATATCTCTCTCACCATTTCCCGTTCAGAAGTGTCAGTTCCTCCGTGGATATAAAAGAGTTTTTTATTTCCCTTTTTACTATTTAGCATATCTCTAAGAACGTCTCCGTGTCTTTCAATGTAATTAAACAGCACAAGGGTATTACCAGATAGATCTGACGCTAGGTTTACTATGATCTTATTTCGTTTTTGATGTGTAATTATATACTCTATCTCTTCCTGATAGTTTTCAAACTCAACATATTCGTGCTTACATACTAATACATTTATTTTTAAATCTGATAAGTATCCTTTCTTCTGTAACTCATCAGTTCTAATTACTTTTTCTACTGGACCAAACAATCCTTCTAGTTGTAATTGATGACACTGCATACCATCAAGAGTACCTGTAAGACCAATACGATACTTACAAGAGTGCATCTTAGTTAATAATTTTGTTAGAGACTTTGCTTTATAGAGGTGTGCCTCATCACCGATAACAACATCAAACCTATTAAAGAAATTGCGAGGTTCCTTGTAGATAGATTGCCACGTAGAAATGACAACAGGAGATTCTCTATAACGTTCTTTCCCTGCATAGATTTTGTTGACGTATTCTCTTGCATTCCATCCATAGTCTTGAAAGTCCTTAAATAATTGTTCTACTAATGATGTAGTGGGTACGATAATAAGTATATTTCTTTCGTGAAACAAGTGCCATCTAATTAAAGTATAGATAATTAACGATTTCCCAGATCCAGTTGGTGATAATAGAAGTCTTCGGTTATACTTAATGCTACAATAAAGTCCTCTAAGTTGGTATCCTCTGATCTTGAAAGGCAGATTGAGACCTCTAACAAAGGAAGCAACAGACTCAGGGGTGACAAATTCTTCCTCCTCATTAGGTTCTCCATACTGTTTGTTTGATTGTATCTTATAATTATAACCTTTTTTATCTAACCATTCAACTAGGTAGTCATATAACCCAACATACAGTTCACCATTTCCAGGTGAATATAATCTAATCTTTCCGTCCCAGTATTTGTACCTTCTTTGCTTCTGTAAAAACTTTGCATTAGGTACTTCAAAAGTAAAATAATCTGATAATTCTTGATGGATGTGTGGATCAGCATCAACTCGCAAGAAGACTTCATTCTTCTTTGTGATGAGGGTCATTAGAAACCTGCTTCAAAACGTCTATGTTCAAGGGCATTTTTAATGTGGTAGGTTCTGTTGTTAATTTGTTTTAACACCCCTTCCAAATAATTTATAACAGTTTCAAAGTATGCTATTTTTAATTGCTGAGTCTGTATGTCCTCGTCTGCTTCCATAAAAGTATTCAGATCATTCTTCAATACTTTTAAATCAAAAGGATTCTCTTTATATACTTCCGCATCTGCTTTGCCAGTATAAAAAAGATACTTGTCTCTTCTCAAGACACTAAGTTTTTTCTTATTATCTTCTAGTATTAAAGAATACTTTGACCAATAGTCTTGATACTTTGCGTGTAAAGATGGTATCTTTAACGACTCTTGATCTAATTTGTCTTCATCAAAAATACAGTCTCCTGCCCAAGACTGTTTAATCACTTCAAGTGGGTCCATATTTTATTTTAAGGTTGTTAAACGATCTCCAGTTAGACTACGTATTTCATAATCTAGATAATTAAATTCTACCACAGAATTAAAGTATTCGGTGTCAGATAAAGCAGCGTCAAACTCTAGTGTATTCAATGCTATTGGAAACATATCTCTGAATACTATATTGAATGAAGGTTGAAAATTACTATTCAATACAGTAAGAGTTCCGTCTGCAAATTCTTTTTCACCTATTCCTGGTGTAAAATTATTAGGGTTTGCGTCAAGCATATCCTGTCTTTCTTTAAACTTCTCAGGAACACCAAGTCCTCTCATCCAGTTATGGATAATAAGATAGTTTTCAAGACCTTCATCTACTAAGAATCTTAATGATAATGTTTGATAGGATAATACACCCTCAAATGGAATAGGTCTGAATGGTGTTGGTTGAGTTAGTTCACCGACCGATATAGCGGGTATGTTTGCTGATTGACAATAGTATGCAATCTTAGGATACTTCGCTAAGGTAAAACGGAAACCACCTGGACTGAGGAAATTCCTATTGCTTATTTGCGTTGGAAAAGACATTGACTATATTAGTGTTTCCAATTATATTTATGCACAAAAAAAAGAGATCCCGTAGGATCTCTTTGAAAATATATAAGCATCTCGCTTACATAAGGTTGTCAACAAGAACTCTTCTGTAGTAACGGTTAGCGTTAGCAGTAAGTGCTCCCTCTCCTTGAGTTGTACCTTCAGCAAATGGGTTTGCAACAAGACCGTATCTTGTCTTAAATCCAATTTTTGGTTGGAAGGTATCCTGACCAACTGCTCTTACCATTTGTAGAGGAACATATGGACAGTAGAATAATCCTGCATCATATGCAGAAGATCCTTTGTATCCTGCAACGTAGAAGTGTCTGTCACTTACGTTTGCTGAATATGGGTCAACATAAACCTTGATTCTTCCGTTTAATGTTCCTGCAAGTGTTGAGGAGTTATCATCTGGAAGTAGGTTGCTGTTACCTTGTAAAGCAGGAGTGTAATCAAGTACACCTGCCATTGAGAGTGCTGAAGCAACGTCAGCAGAACATATGATTATGTTCCCTTTTCCGCGACGAGTTTCGTGCCCGATTGCGTTCATATCTCTCTCGATCTGGAATAGAAGTCCTTTGAACTTCTCAACAGACCATCTACCATTGGAGTCAACGTCTAAGTCGAAGATACCTGCGGTAGCAGTATTGTTCTGTGCACCAGGTCTTGCAATCTTGTAAACAGTTCTAACAACTTCCCTGTTGATTTCAGCAAGGACTTCAGTTGATAGGATGTTTGCCAATTCAGACTCAGCGTCTAAACCGTGAACTGCTTTAAGATCCTGTGCTAGTTCTAAACTGTACTCTGCCTTGAGTGCTCTGGACTTAGCAGTCACAGTAACTTTCTCAATACTGAAGTTCATTTCAGCGAAGGCATTAGAACCAGTACCTAGAGTCTCAGACTCATCGGTTCTCATTCCTGTACCGTTTGTAAATGTACCAGAGTCGTTAAGTAGACCTGGGTTTGATCCTGCCTGAGCAGAACCTGCTGAACCGAATCCGCTAGTACCCGCAGCGTCAGTTCCAGAGAACTGTGAATCTGCTTCATTAAAGAATGCTTCAGTACCAGATGCACGGTTGGTTCCGTATCTAGATCTCATCGCAAAGATGAGTCCAGTTGGACCAGTCATAGGTTGTACACCCGCAATGTCATAAGCGATTAACTTAGGCATTGATCTTCTAATCAATGAGATTAGAACTGGGTCGAAACCTGCAACAGGACCAGTTGCTGTAGCAGTAGCACTAAAACCTGCTGCTGAACTTGAAGATCCAGTAGAGTTTGTAGGTGCTGCTTCAGTTAAAATTCCTGCTTCTTCGCGTAGGAATTTTTCTTGGTTTTCTAACAGGACAGCGGTAACTGCTTTTCTGTATGTATCCTTGATACCATCAAGTCCATCACAGTCAAGAACAGGGTTCCACTTTTCCTGCAACTGTTCAGAATTAAACATTTGCGTATTTCCCCTCCAGGAAAAGTATTTGTTTTGAATTGTTTAGGGTATTTTTATCACTTAGTCCAACGACGTAAAGCATCCACGTAACGTGACATACTTTCAGTCATATCTGTATCCACAACAGGTTGTACGTCTTCAGCAATAGTCTCTGTTGCAGGAGCAGCAGGTTTGCTAGGATAATAACTCTCCTTAAGAGTTGCTACCTTATTGCGGAATGACTCTTCATCTTTAAACTCAACACCCTCGGCAAGTTGGGATAACTTCTCCTTCTCGGTAGATGCTAAACCTTCTGCTATTTCGTTCACAATCCCATTCTTAACAAAGGCACTTACCTTTTTAGTAAGTTCAACATTAGCTTCAATTTGCTCGTTGAGTTTTGTTTCCATATTATCTAATTCAGCAGTCATTGCATCAACAACGTCTGCTTTCTCGTCAGGAACCTCAATATGGTTCTCAACGAAAACTTTTTTAAGACCAGAAACTACACTCTCAGCGATCTCTGCTTTGAGACCATTTTCGACTTCGAGTTGGTTAGTGTCTAACCATTGCTGAGTTGCGTATGTAAGATACTCATCAACTTTCTCAGCAAGTTCTGTCTTAATCTTTTCTACTTCCTCTGAAAGAGTGGAAGCGTACTCTTCGTGGATCTTACCCACTTCCTCATTCAAACGAGAAACAACTGCTGCTTCAAAAATAGTAGTTGCTTTTTCTTTGAATTCTTCGGAAAGGTCCTCACCCTCTGTGAGTGCTGCTACATCAGCGGATAGGTCAACCTCAATAAGGTTGTCGCCTTCTGCATTTTCTGCTTCAACAGACTCGTGCTTCTGAGGACTAGCATCAGAAGGTTTGTTTTTTGGAGCAGTCGCTGTTGGACCACCACCAGTTTTGAGTTTGTTTGACTCATCATCAGGTTTAGAGTTCATTGGAGTAGGACCTCCAAGATCTTGAACTGCACCTAAAGTAGACTGATCAGATACAGCACCGTCAAATTTTGCTTCGGTGACTTCCTGCTTAGAATCTTCGGGTGTCATAACTTTTTCATTCGCGGACATTTGTGTCTCCTTGTTAACTTTAATACAGTTTTTCTAACAATTATTTATAATTATAAAGTTCCTAGGAACTGTGAAAACGCGGAAAGTTTTCTTTCTTCCAAGACTTTACTACTAGGGGCATTGTCTAACCCACGTTTAATATGTGCAATTTCTGACTCTTTTATAAGTCCGTTTGCCCATATCCACTCCTTTCCTTCCATAATACCATTGACAAAAGCATCAGGTGCGGAAGGATCAGCAACAATATCTGCTGCTGTAGCGAGCATATAGTCATCAGCGACAACTTTACACCCATTAGTTTCTTTTAATGATCCAATACCACGTGAAGAAACTCCAAGTTTTACTCCTTCATCAAGAAGTTGTTTAGCAATATTACCCATTGGTGTTTCGAGAATACGAGCACGACCTCTGAAGTTATTGCCTTCTTGAACTAAAGAAGTAATTAAATGAGATGCACGGTCTAAATTTACGGTAGGACCTTCTGGATGACCTAACTCACCAAGAGCACGACCGCTTTTTACAAATGACTCATTATATTTAGACACTTCTCTCTCAAGAGTTGCTAACGGATACATTCTTCCGTTGCGGTTTTTAATCTCTCCTTGCAGAAAAGTACCCTCTATATAGAGTTTTTTCTTACCGTTTTTTTCTTCAGTTAAGACTTGTACGTCTTCAACCTTCTCCGTTATCAGTTTCATTAGGTGTTTCCTTTGTTTCTTCTGGTTCGTTCAGAAAGTTTTTTGCAATTTCAACTTTCTGCTGTTCGATAGCAGCAGCGGTCATTGTATTCATCGCATCAGCAACCTCTGAACTGACATCTTTTGATCCAGAAAAGAGTTTGTTGACTATTTCCATAGCTCCAACGCTAGGCATAATTAATTCCTCAATTAATACTATTTAGAATTCTCCGCGTTTATAATCAGCGGGAGAGACTGATTCGGGTCCACTGGATGTAATATCCTCGGACTCTTCCTCTGGTGGAGCATCCATTGGTGCACCTAAAGGTTCTCCTGTCACAGGATCAACAGCAGCAGGATCTGGTAACTTACCACTCTCAATTTCTCCTTCCATTTGCTTGTCAATCTCTTTAATCTCAGCGTCTGACTGACGTAAGACCTTACGACGTATATAGTCAAGAGAGAAGTAACGACCCGCAAAAGGATCCATTGTAGTAACAAGATTCATTCTTTCATTCAGAATTTCTTGATCTTTTAATTCACTGAAGTAGTTATCAGCAATAAAATCATACTGAATGTGCTCAGACATATCATCCCATTCTTCAATAGAGATGATACCTTTTAAAACTAATTGTGTTTTAAGTAAATCGTGGAATAATTCTGAGAATTTTTTGCGGAGACGTGTGACAAACTTTTGGAATTTAACTTCATCACGTGTAATCTCAGCAGCACGACCTAAATTAAATGTGGAATCAGATTCTAATCTAGACTCTGGTACATTTAATGCACGGTATAGTTTCTTTTGGAAGTACTTGACATCCTCAAGTTCTCCAAGATTTTGTCCACCTGGGAGCGTAGTGATTTCAGTACCTCGTCCTCCTTCTCTTCTGGGCAACCAGAAGTCTTCGAGCATCGACATAAATTTTCTGTCATCTCTTATTTCTCCTGTATCTGCATTGTAAACTAATTTGTTTCGATAGCGACTCATAACCTCACGGAGGTATTGTTCCGCTTTTTGTTTTGGTAGATTACCTACATCAATGTAGAATATTCTACGTTCTGGTGCTCTTGATAATCTATAGATCACAAGACTATCTTCAATCATTCTAAGTTGATTGAGTGCTTTGATTGCCTTATGTAAATGTGACATAATCACATTCTTATTCATATCTTTCAAACCACTGTGGCAGAAAGCAATAGCATCAGATGCAATCTTGATCCCTGTAGTTTCAAGACCACGTAAACCTTTTTGATTGTAAACGTAATATTCTGCTGATCTAGGTGCAGTTAAAGATTCCATTGTGCGTGGATCTACAAACTGTCTATCTTTCTTTGCTTCAAATTCTATTACTTTACGAATCTTACGGGGGTCAATGTACCTTAACTCTGTAATACCACGACGAGGATTCTTAGTATCAATGACCTTATGGTAATATAACTTTCCATCTATGTACCATCTGCGGAATATATCATATGCTTTCTTATCAAAATCTAGTAATCTGAGAACGTTATGAAACTCATCTCTGATTTTTCTGCGTATCCCTGCACTTACTTCTAGGTTTGCTAGGTCTACATCTACGGGACTATCATCTCTTTCACCCGCGATTGCTTCATTGACAACATCATCCACTGCCCTATCACACTCTGGGTGAATGGACATCTCTCTATATCGTCTAATAAGATCTGATTCGTCTTTATAACTACCATCTAAGTCAATAGCGGTTCCAAAATAACCACCACCTGCTACGGGAGTTGCAGCATCATCAGATTCTTTACGCACAAAAGAAGGACCATTATTCTGACCCTTCTTCGCACGCTCAAGAGAATAACCAAAAAGTTGAGACATTAACTATGTACCTGTTCTACGTAACTATTTAGCGAGGTAAGAAACCGCGTTTTTATGACTGGTTTCCGCTATCTACGTCTGTATCGTATGTCCAGTATTGTACTTGGAACTCTACAGTGTACTCTTCTGGAGTGTCATTTGTTCCCCAGTCAAGTTCGATAGCACTAATGTTACTTGGCCAGATACCTTCAAATCTATAAGTTCTGATGATGTTTCCTTTACGATCCATCTGACGAACTTTTGCTGTAGACTGATAGTCTGCAATAGTATTTGAGTTTTGGAAGTTTTGTTGTAGTGCTTGGATGTTAGATGACCACGCCTCGAAGAATGCTCTGAACTTAAATGATTGATCATTAAGTACAGTTACTGTCCAAGGTTCAAAGGTTCTATCACCTGCAATTTTTAATTGTCTTCCTCTGTAAGGAACGTTAACAACTCCTACAACTGATGCAGGAATGTTTGCTGCCTTTACAAGGAATGTACCAAACGCATTTGCTGATGCTGCGTTTAATTGTGAACCACCCGCTGCTGTTTCTAAAACTTGTGCGGTTGATCCAGTTACTCCACCAGGTTGGGGTGTAATTGCATCCTGTAAAACAGGAGGTGCAAACACTTCAACTTGGAACAGATTAGGACGTGCAAAGTCCTTTACGTTATCTCGGAAGGTAAAGATAGGTGCTTTTATATTTGCACCTTGTACCTGTCCTGGTTGTGCTTCTGCCATTGTTAGTCTCTTGATTAGTTAGTTACTTCAGAGAAACTAGAACCAGTTCTAGTTGCAGTGAAGGTTAATGTAATGTAGTTAATAGAGCGTGTTGGTTTCACGAATATCTCCGCGAAGAACTCTCCTCTATCTATAGCCTCAGGTGGGTTATTGCTCGTATCGCAAACGACCAAGAAATCAACGATTCCGCGACGAGATTGTATGGAACGCAAGAATGGTTCTACAATGTTCTTGAATGAAGAACGTGTAAACTCATCATTGAGTTCAAATAGTTGTGTTTTCGCTGCGTCTGAGATTGCATCTTCTAGTACCAAGAACAAGCGACGAACGTTAATTCTATCGAATGCTGATTGATATGAAAGTGCAGTCTTGTCACCGAATAGTACGATACCCTGACCTGGGAATGATACGATTGGGTTAACTCTTGCAGCATAGAGTTTGTCTCTATGATCTTTTAGAGGAGAGTAAGCAAGTTTAATTGCATTACGTAACTGTCCTCTGTTAAATCCTGCGGGTGAGAACCACGCTTCTGAATTTAATGTTGCACCTAGTACAAGACCTGCAACGTCTGCGTTACAAGGAATGTAACGATATTGATCGTTATACTTGTCATAGATGTATTTGTAGTTGTTATCGAATACCGCGTAAGATGTGCTACCTAACTTCTGGTACATATCGATAGTCTTGTTCACAATTACATTTGTGTCAGACTGACCAATAATGTCTCCGCGTGATGGAGAAACAAATGCGATACAATCTTTACGAGTTGCAGCAATGTCAATGATCTTCTGTGCTTTAGCAATAGTATCATTAGTGCTTGCCATTGATGGACCCATTAAGAGGTAATCTACATCAACTGTTTCCTTATCACCTACGAGGTCATAACCTCCGAGGATGTCAGAACGAGCAACTGTATATCCGTCAACACCACCTTGTAGTGTGTACTTAACAGTTGATCCGTTAGTTGTAGCAATAATTTCACGACCTAAATTTGTTTCTTTAGTCTTAAGAGGTGTTCCGTACTTGATAAGATCGAATGAACGAGACACACCTGATAGACCAAATCCACCATTAGCAGCAGCGTCAACATCCATTACAGATGATCCTTCGTGACTACCCCAATAAACGTATGCTGAATTTGCTTTAATAACGTCTTTGTAGTATAGTGTTTCGCCCTGTACACCTTTAGCATCTGAGGACTTAGAAACAAATAGGAATTTCTCAAGAAGTGATCCAGGAGTTCCTGTTAGTTTTCCGTCTCCATCAAGTACAAGGATGTGCATCTGGTCGTTGTCGCCACCACGATCTGAAACCCAAGGAGAAGTTGTAGGACGTGGAGCAATGTTGATCCATTTTTGCTCACCACCATAGTAACGCTCTTCGTAATCTGAACGTACACTTAAGATTTGAATACCACCACCTGAAGTGTTGTCATCATCTATTGTGTAGTTTGCTGCAAAGTCTTCTGAACTTGCTGCGTTTACAACACGTAATTGACGCTCAACACTCTGTACTGTTGCTTTGTCACCAGTTCTGTTACCTGCTGATGCTGCATCCCATAGTGCAACAACGTCACCTATTTGTAAGAAGTCAGATGACTGGGCGTAGTCTACGCTAAGTTCAATCTTTCTTGTTACAGGATCGTATGCTACAACTTGACCAAGAACGTCAACTGCTGATCCTGTAGAAGTTTCTGCTCTCCAGTATTCATCTTTGTTGAAGTCACCATTGATTGTAGTTGCATCAAATGTTACGACCATTGTGTAGGAAAATACTTTTGCTTGTGAGTTTCCTAAGTTGTAAACTACATTAGTTGAGTTTGTAATTACATCTGAAAAGTCCCACTCGGCAGATGATGGTTCTGCAAGTGATAAGATTTGATCTGGACCTGCATCTGTCATTACAACTCTTATAGAGTTACCATAAATTCCAGGGAATCTTGAACCCCACTTCCAAGCATTAGCAGCAGTTTCAACAGTTGTTTCATACTGCTCAATGTTTTTGATAAGAGGTGCAGTAACACCAGTTGTTGTTACTTCGTTGATAGATGTCTTACCGACTGTAACTGTTAGACGACTAATAGCAACACCGTCTGTATGAGATGCAGCGGTTGTGCTTAGTTCTCCACGTGTTACTGTTATGTTGTTTCCAACGATTGCAGATGCACGTACTATCTCATCTTCAATCTTTAAGTAGTCATTTAACTGTACGCCAAGAGTACCTGCGTCAGCAACAGTGATTGTTGTATCAGAAGAACTAAGTGTTCCACCTTCGTTTATAGTAGATGAAGTTCCTGCTGCCTCGATCAATGTAACCGCAGATCCCGCAGCGTGTGAAGTAGCAGCAGATGCTAACTGTCCACGTAGAACTGTAAGGTCATTACTGTTAACAGCAGTTACTTGTAGAATTTCAGCGTCGATTAATATATAATCGTTCTGAGCAAAGTCTGTACTGTTTGCAACTGTAAGAGTTGTATCTGAACCAGAAAATACAGTCTGAGTTGTTTGTGCTGTATCTATTGCGTTTTTAAGTGCACTTGCTTCTGCTCTAATAACTTTTAATGTACCGCCATAGAGTAGGAACTGTGATGCACTGAACCAGTATTCGTAGTTATAATCATTAGGTCTACCAAAGATAGAAAGTAATTCTTTCTCGCTTGTAATGTCAACAATCTTGTTAACAGGACCCTTTTCAAAGGAACCAACAATCACTGCTACATTATCTAAAGTTGCATTTGCAACTGTTGTCAGATCCTTCTCAAGTACAACGACCCCTGGTGAAAGTTGGGTGGATGCCATTGTTTAATTCTCCTTGAAAAATGCTTCCAATTTTACTAGAATTATTTATTAATACCGATCTTTCTGATGGGGAAACAAAACGTGAACTCTTTACCAGTCAGGATAGTCACACCATTTACGACTCTTTTTATTTCTTCTACGCACTTGAACACGCTTCTTAGTACATTCTTTACACTCATATGCAAATGCAGATGGATAGTTACCTCTATCCTTTCTAGTTTTATAAAAATCTGATAATAAATTTTTTGTAACAAGACATATACGACACCTCCTATCTTCCAGTAACAGGTGTTCTAACTCTAACTCTTCCTCTAGGTTCATCTATATTCCCACATATAGGTTTTCTCACCATAAGGATCAGAGTTCCAGACGTTACCATCTTCATCAATGAATGTTGTATCTTCTATACCATTATCAACAAAACCAAATGGTGCCATATCTGCTTCTATTGCTTCTCTTTGTTCTTCATACATCTTTACACGAACATCATTATCGTGTATCTCTTTGAAGTATGGTTGCACTGCTAACCAAGCAAAAATAACTAAACACATAGCGAGGTCATCATTACATCCTTCTTCTGCTTGCCACGACTGTCCTTTCTGAATAAACGTAGTTAGTTCTGAAATAATATCGTAGTCACATATATTCATCTTATCATCTTCTACTAATTGTTTTAAGTTAGAACAACCAACCTTCTTTACAGCAGTAGACATCTTTACACCAAGTTGTACTTTACCACCAGAGAATCCTTGTCCTATAACTTGTCCTGCTCTACCACGCATAGCAGACATTAATAGATTGTCATACTCAAGATCATACTGTATGATGTCTGCTACCTGTGCACCAACATCATTTACTTCTACTAATACAAAAGCGTGATTGTATGCACTTGCACTCTTGACTATAATATCTGGGAATAAAAGGGGTTTAACTGTATTACTTCTATATTTCGCTACTAATTTATACGGAGGTTCTGTAGTATCGAATATACAAAACGCACTATAGTCACCATCTACTCCGCGTGCTACGTCTACAGTCATTGTATAAGTGTGTCCGTCAATAGGATCTTCATAAACATCCAGTCCTACACTGGAGTGTAGAGGATCTTCATAAACCATTAATCTCAATTTACTTGCGGAAATTAGTGTATCTACAGATCCTAGAAACTCACATTCAAACTCAACTCTGAACTGTGACTCTGATGTGTTTGCTATAGTTTGCTCTTTCCACTTTTGATCTCTACCTGGAACCTGTGACCAGTGTACTTCTGTATTAACATATTCATTCTTATTTCTTTCTGCATCGTGCCATATTTTATAATACATATTCATCCCGTGTGGGGTAGATATGATAATAACTTTTGTAGATTTACCAGATGAGATAGTAGGATAAACAGAAGCAAAGAACTGTTCAGCAATATTATTTGGAACGAACGCAAACTCATCAAGGAAGATAATATTAAAGGACATCCCACGAACAGCAGAAGCAGAAGTAGATGAAGCAAGGAGACGAGATCCGTTCTCCAATTCGACTGACCCCTTGTTCCAACCAACAATACCTTGCTGCATCCATTTAGGAAGGTTCTCATAAGATAACTGTAAGCGTCCCAACATTTCTCTAGCAGTTGGTGCTTTGTTTGCGAGGATTGCGACATTGACGTTATCGTTAAAAATTACATACCATAATAGATATGAGGTTACAATAGTTGATTTACCAGACTGACGTGGTAACTTTGCGATATTAAATCTATTCTCGTGAAAACTATGTACCATCTCTTCTTGGAAATCGTACATATTAAAAGGTATAACACCTTCATCAAGAGATACAATCCTAATATAATTACGAATAAAATATGCAGGATCTCTACTACATTTGACAAACTCTCTTACCTGCTCTGGTGAAAAGTTAGTTGCAACGTTTGCTTTTTTAAGGTTAGGATTACCTAAGTATATTTGATTTTCTGCCATTAATTGTTACTCCAAGGTTTGTCAAATAAGACATTGTTTATATATTTATCTGCCCAGAGGGGATCAAACCACTGTGATAATACTGCTTTAGTTTTTTGATTCTTTCTTTGAGACACACAATACCAACACTGATCATCTAATCTTTTCATTATTGGTACAAAAGGAGAATGAGGATCTTTTTTAACGTGTTTGACAGCGTTACAATATATTAGTAAATATTTCTGAACTACAGTATAGAAATCATCTCTTGCTTTTTGATCTTTCAATCTAGCAAATTTACAATGGGTAGAGAATATATCCTCTGCCCATATGGGAAGTGGTCTCTTATCTTTAAATGTATATGCTTCACTAATTACTGATAATTTAGAATTGAGATCCACCCCGTGTACAGGAGACACATCGACAATAGCAGCAGTAATAGTTGAAGGCGTTTGGATAATGTCACAACCAAAAATAGGTAAAGGATATTCTGGATCTGGATAAAGAACACAGTGGATGATCTCTATCTTGTCAGTATTCGCTCTTTCAATATGTAATTTTCTGAGTCCTTTACACTTCCACATCTCATTGTGTATAGTCACTTTTTCGTGCTCTATAACACTATGATCTGATTCCATAACCTCAAGGTCAGGCAAATCACTAATATTCCTGCGAATAAGATCCGCTAACTCATCACAAAGATTTGTCACAGTTAACCTGCTACAAGTGTACCATATGAACGACGAATTTCGCGTAGTTCCTCAAAGTCTTTTTTCTTTGTACCACCATCATAAGACCACGCATATCCTTCGGTGATCATTTGTTCGTTGAGCGATACATTATCATCACCAACATATAACCAACCAAGCAAACGCCCATACTTACCCATCCCGCCTTTGAGTTCAGTTCGTATAGTAAGTTCAGACTCTCCATCAATGGCACCCTCTAATTTTTCTTTCATCCAGTTAGTAGCATCTATACCCAACGCTTTCTCTTCCAAATCACGAGTGCGTTTCTCAGGAGTATCGACTCCTGCTATTCTTACTCTTTCTTTTTTGTATAGATCAAAACCTAGATCAATAGTAACATCAATAGTGTCACCATCAACTACTCTGTTTATCTCCGTCACTCGGAAGTTGTAGCAACTCTTCCTGCTTGGTGGAACCATTGCTCCCATCGTTCATCTCCATAAATGCCATCCTTAGTATATAGACGATATACCAAGTAACTATTATCACAAGTATTGCAATCATAATAACAACTCCCCAGACAACCATTAGTTCTTATTGTGTACTATTGTATGGTTTCCATACCACTGTCCGTGTAATGGAAAGTCTCCTGTTTTATTTACCTTTACGTTGAATCCTATTGAATATTTTTGATCTCTTGAATAGTTCTGTGTAGTAGAATGTTCCAACCAAGATGGAAATAATATCAAAGTATCAGGGAATGTTTCTACTGCCATCTCTTGATAAGTAGCAAAACAATTCATTCTTGCTTGTACAAGTGGACTATGAAAATTAATTAATCCTTGTTCTGGACTTGTCTTATGATAATAGCATCCCGACAACTCAAATCCTGGGTGCATATGTTGATTCTGATTAGCACCTGTTGGGTATATATTTAACCAAGACTCAGGTATATTCCAATTATCGTGACCAACATATTTAATAACACACTCTGCAATATATGATTCTAAGTTTGGCATTTCATATGCACGAAAAAAATCCCTCCAATGATCTTGCTTGGAAGGATCATCACCGAAGTGAAGAATTAATTGTTCTTTCTCTTGTACATCACTAATAACTTTTTCAAGTTCATCCCTTATCTCAGAGTCATCGTGTCTGAATCTTAGAACTGTGGATGGAAATAAATCAATAACGTCAGGTTGCATAATAAAGTTTCTGTTATACTATCTAGCAGTCCCACTTATCTAGTGCTAATTTTTTACGAGTTGGTTTACCGTCTTTCATCATAGGACCTTTAACACCACTCATTCTAGCACAGAATGAGTTTTGTCTACCTTCTGCCTTGCTACCTTTCTTTGGTTTACCTGTTACAGGTGCCTTGAGATCTGAACCAGGATTCTCACGTTCGTAAGACTTTCTTCCTTTTTCATTTAACCCACCACTAGGGTTCTTTCCTTCTTTACGTTGCCACGCAGATTCTTTAAAACTTTTTAAACTGCTTTTAAGATTACTTGCCTTACCTGTCTTTGTGTGACCATACTTAGCAAGATCTTTATGTAGGTCTCTATGCTGTGCTTTACTATCACCAGATCTTTTGTTTGACTGATCCATTCTCTTATTTTTACCAACAGGTTTATAACCACCTGTAGTATATCTTTTTTGATAAAATTCTTCTTTATATGATTGCACTCTAGTCTTACCAAGAATGTATTTTGGATCATTCTTCATTGCTTTCTGTGCATCTGCCTCATCATTTTTATTTACATTTATAATTGTCTTTCCACCTTTTTTAGTTTTAGTATGTGCTATATTACCCATTTCTTCTTTTACTTCTTTTTTCTTTTTCTTATCTTTCTTAGCAAATGCTGCCATAACACCTGATGGTTTACCAGTTCCCTTATAAAGACCATAAGAAGTTCCTTCTTTATACAGATTAATTAATTCATTTCTTGCTTCTCTCTTACTTTGTTTACGATAACGACCAACTTCTGTGACCTTACCATCTCTACCATAGTGTCTTCCTTTTGTTCTATTGACGTGATCTGTCATTGCAGTATCTACTTCTTTAGTGCTTCTAGCATACTGAGTAGACTTATCTTTTAAATTAACTTTCTCTAATTGTACCTCTTCATTTTTCTTACCTACATCCATTATGGCATTCTTACCATACTTATCTCTAATTCTTTGTTTAACCATCTCAACTGCTCTAGCACTATTCTTTTGCTGCTTTAACATACGTACTTTTCTTTGAGCATCAGTCTCAGTTTCTCTTGTATGATTAGCAGTAGTAGCATCTTTTTTATCCTTAGACGGTCTTATCATTCCTCGGTCTCTTAAATGATCGTACCCTTCTTC